TGCAGTTAAATTAAATTATGATAAAGCAAAGATTTATCATTACTATGGTAACTTTAAAGATAAGTTTTATGATATGGATTGGGGAATATCCCATTCAGCGTTTACATCAGAACCATTTGGATATGGTATATTTGAATCAATAGATAGAGGTAAATTACCTATTTTACATAAAAGTTGGTGTAAAGAATTTGAATATCCTTACCGAGTTTCAAACAAAAAAGAATTTGGTGATATTTATAATCACATTCTAAGTGAATCATATGAAACAAAAAATGATTGGTTTAAAAGACTAAAAAATTATATGATTAGTAATTATTCGGATAAAAAACAATGGATTAATTCATTATTAGATATTTATAACATATAGGGATAGAATATGGCAACAGTTAACAGTGGAAATACACTAAGTTTAAATAACTTAGCAGCAGCTACAGATGAAAGTACCAAATCATTAGGTACAGTAGCTGGTAGTACATCGACTCCAATATCAATGTCTGCTTTTGCTATTGATTCAGTTGGTTCACTTAGTGGATTTACATATGTTGTTGAAAGTACTGCTGAAGATTATGTATTAGGATTTGGTGGTGCTGGTGGTAGATTTGAAAAAATATCACAACAAAAGAAAAACTTTGATTGGTCTGTTACAAATATTGATGCAACAGCAACATCATTATTTTCATCAGCATCGTATTCACAAGCAGCAGCTGGTAGTGGTTCAATAACACTAACTGCTGGAGATATGGCAAATTCAGGAGTATTAATAGGAGCAACCGCTCACACATTAGGAGTTACATTTGCAGATGGATATAATGACCACATTGGTGCAGATGGTAACTATAATCAAGCTAGAACTAAAACAATATATTCGGTAGATTCTTATGATGGTAACGCAGCTGCACTTTGTTTAGTATCTGACTCACCTATAATGAAATCAGATGGAACAATTGTAGAAGTTGGTGATTTAAGTGCTGGTGATGTATTAAATGGATATTCACTAAGTGGATTATCAGAAGATTCAGATGGTAACTTTTTAGAGTGGGAATCTGATTCATTGGGAGAAACTCAAAAAAATGTAACTGTAGTGAATGTAACATATTCATTCAGTAATAAAATATACAATATAAATGATGGTCAAATAAAAGGAACATCAGAACATCCAATGTTGGTAAAAGATAAAACGGATGGAAAATATAAATTTAAAGAATTAGTAAGATTAGAGTTAGAAGATAAGCTCATAAAAGAAGTTGATTCAGTATTAACTGAGGTTGAGATAACATCTATTATAATTGAAGCAGCTGATGTAGAAATAGTATCATTGGATGTGGAGGCACAAGATACCTATTTAGTAAATGGGTATGTAACACACAACAAAGGTAGTAATTCACACACAGATTTAGCTGCACCGGGTGCACCAACTGATATAGCATTTAATAATGGAACTAAAATATTGAGTTGGGTAGCTCCATCATCAGTAGGTACTACTGGAATTACGGCATATAATTGGGATATATCTACCACTAGCAATTTTTCTGCTGCTGGACAGATTACAAACGGAAGTCAAACACAATGGAGTGCTACAACTATAGCAACTGCAGCATTGAGCCTCCCATCTCCCCATTTGGCTGCTGGAACAGAGTACTATTTTAGAGTACAAGCAATAGACCAAGGGTTACCGGGAACATATGGTAATTTAACATTTACTCCGGGAGCTGGATAAAAATTATGTTTTGTAAAAAATATGATATTTATATATACAACAAATAATGTTACATTAATAAAGAATTATGGCAAAAATAGCAAAAGACGTTAAGTTTACAAAAGAAGAGATGGAATCCATCCAAAACATCAGAACAGAGGCCTCCCAAATATTTTTTAGTTTGGGTCAATTACATATCGAAAGAAGAAATGTAAATGATGGGCTTGATTTAAGAGAAGAGCAGATTGAAGAAAAACATGACGCATTGGTTTCAAACGAAAAAGAGTTGTATGAAAAGTTAAACAAAAAGTATGGGGACGGAACATTTGACCCAGTGAGTGGAACTTTTATACCAAATGAAAAGAAATAATTATCTTTTTGAATTATTAACTAATACTTATATGTGTATAATATTACATTATCACTAAAGGAGAAAAAAAAATGGCAGAAAAAATCGTATCACCGGGAGTATTCACAAGAGAAAATGACTTATCGTTTATTTCACAAGGAATAGGAGATATTGGTGCAGTTGTTATAGGACCTTTCCATAAAGGACCTGCATATGTACCAACTATTGTAAATACCCAATCAGAATTTGAAGAAATATTCGGTACACCTGATGGAACATATTACACAGGATACACCGTACAAAATTATTTAAGAGAAGCAGGAACAGTAACAATTGTGAAAACTGGTCACGTTGGAGGATATACTCAAGTTGACCCAATCGGAATTGTTGTATCTGGTTCAAAATCAGGAAACGCATCAGGTAGTGCTGGAGGTAGACAATTAGTAGGTGTTCTACATGCAACTGAAAATGGAACAGAATCAACTGGATTCCCTGTAGCAACTAACTCAATTGAGTGTCAAGTCTCATCATCAACATTTAACATAAGTGGTTCAGAGGTAGGAACATCTGTATCAGCATCTATCATACCATCATCTGGTAGTGATATTTCTGATGTATTTGGTGAATCACCACTAGGAGGTAAAAAAGTATATGCATACAAATACTTCGAAAAAGCAGCAACAGACCAAGCAGGGTTCTTCGCAGCTAGTGGTTCATCTGTAGAGTTTGTATCTTTAGCAGACCAAGACTTTGGATTTAATGAACAAAGAGGAACGACACCATATATTCAATCACAACTTATATCTGGAGATAGACACAATCTATTTAGATTTAATACTTTAGGACATGGTACTGATACGAACCAAGCCGTTAAAGTATCTATCTTTAATGTAAAAGCAGCTGGTTCAACAGCAGCTACAGATTACGCAACATTTTCAATTGCAGTAAGAAAGTTTAGTGATACAGATAAAAGAAAGAATGTATTAGAAACATTCAATAACCTTAATATGGACCCAGCTTCACCTAATTACATTAAGAAAGTAATCGGTGATAGAGTTATATCCATAGATTCAAATGGTAAAATGACTGAATCAGGTGATTATGTAAACAATTCTAAACACATCTATGTAGAATGTGTTGAAGAAGGTTCATTCCCAATATCAGCAGCACCATTTGGACACGCTGAATATCTAAACCCAATTGCAGTTGCAGGAAGTACAACTGGATTAGAGAATAGAATAGTTCCAGCCGTAACATTCAGAACAACATCTGATAGTAATACTGCTAGTTCTAAATTAAACTTCGCTGGTATAGATGTAGAAACAGCAACAACTAAATTAGATAATAATAGTTACTTAGCACCGATTCCAAACAACTCTGGAACAGGTTCAAACGCAATATTCGCATTTGATTCAACACTTTCTTATGAAATGACTGGTTCATCTGCAGTAGATATCGCTAAGAGACAATTTTCTATCGGATTCCAAAGTGGATTTGATGGTTGTTCACCAACTGTAAGAAAACAATTAGGTTCTAACATTTCAGCTGGAAACTCGCAAGGATATGATTTATCATCTTCTACTGCTAGTGGTTCAATTGCATATGTTAAAGCAATTAACGCAATTTCTAACCCTGATGATTTTGATATCAACTTAGTAGCTACACCGGGTATTGTAAGAAGATTACACTCTTATGTATTTGGTAAAGTAGTAGATATGGTAGAAGCTAGACAAGATGCATTCTTTATTGGAGATGTAACTTCAGTAAACGATACTATATCACAAGCTACAACACAAGCTGAAGCAGTTGATTCAAACTACGCTGGTGTTTATTACCCTTGGGTTAAAACGATTGATGTTAACACAAATAAACTAACTTCAGTTCCTCCATCAGTATTGATGCCAGGTATATTCGCAGCTAACGATAGGTTGGCAGCTGAATGGTTCGCACCTGCTGGTTTAAATAGAGGTGGTATTGTAGGAGCAGTTTCTGTACTAAACAGATTAACGCACGCTGAAAGAGATACACTTTATGAAAGTAAAGTAAATCCAATCGCTTCATTCCCTGGCGAAGGTATTGTAGCATTTGGACAAAAGACATTGCAAGATAAAGCATCCGCTTTAGATAGAATCAATGTTAGAAGATTATTAATCAAAGTAAAAAAGTTTGTGGCTAGTACATCTCGTTACTTAGTATTTGAACAGAACACCGCTCAAACTCGTAACAGATTTATTAACACTGTACAACCTTATTTAGAAGGTGTACAACAAAGACAAGGGTTATACGCATTCAAAGTTATAATGGATGAAACGAATAATACTCCTGATGTTATTGATAGAAATATCTTAGCAGGACAAATATTCCTTCAACCTACGAAAACGGCTGAATTCATAGTAATAGACTTTAACATATTACCAACTGGAGCATCGTTCTCAGCATAATTTTTGAAAAAAAGAAAAATACATATTTATTAGTATAATAAAGGAGAAAACAAAATGGCAGAAGTATTAGAATTCAACGAAATGTTTTATACCAACTTTGAACCGAAGATGAAAAATAGGTTCATCATGAACATTGATGGTATAGATTCATATTTAATAAAAACGGCTAACAGACCTACGATTTCATTCGAACCCGTAACTTTAGACCATATCAATGTAAAACGAAAGCTAAAAGGTAAAGGTGAATGGCAAGACGTAGAGATTACTATGTATGACCCAATCGTACCTTCAGGAGCACAACAAGTAATGGAATGGGTGAGAACATCACATGAATCCCTTACTGGTAGAGATGGATACGCAGATTTCTATAAGAAAGATGTAAACTTCTTTATGTTAGGACCTGTAGGTGATAAGATTGAACAATGGACTCTTAAAGGAGCATTTATCACATCTGCAGCATTCAATGACTTAGATTGGGCTTCTAATGACCCAGCTGAGATTACATTAACGTTATCTTACGATTACGCAATATTAGAATTCTAAAATATACTTTAAATATACTTTGATTTAAAAGGTTCTCTTAGTGAGAACCTTTTTTTTTCTCATTTTTTTAAAAGTTATATATTTATATACGAACAAAACAATTAAATAAGTTATGGCAAAGTATGATTTTCCAACGGAAGTAATAGACCTTCCATCTAAGGGTAAACTTTATCCCGAATCAAATCCTTTATCAAAGGGTACGATTGAAATAAAGTATATGACAGCTAAAGAAGAGGATATACTAGCATCACAGAACCTTATTAAAAAAGGAGTGGTACTTGATAAATTATTCGAATCTGTAGTTGTAGATAGTGGAGTTGATGTAGGTGATATATTTATTGGTGATAAGAATGCTATTTTGTTAGCAACACGTATCTTAGGATATGGAAAAGATTATCAAGTAGAGATAACAGACCCATCTTCAGGAGAAAAACAAAAAGTTAACATAGACCTTTCCAAAGTCCAAGTAAAAGAAGTATCTGAAGAAAATCTAAATTCAGAAAACAGATATGAATTTGATTTACCACTTGGTAAGAAAAAAATTATATTTAGATTACTAACACACAAAGATGAAAAAGATATTAATGCTGAAATTGCTGCATTAAATAGATTAGCTAAAGGTGATTTAGTATCACAAGATGTTACAACTAGATTAAGATACATGATTCAAGATGTAGGTGGTAATGAAGATAGAGCATATATTAATAATTTCGTAAAAAATAGTTTACTTGCTAGAGATTCTAGAGCTCTTAGGAAGTACATACAAGAGTTTACGCCTGACTTGGATTTGAAATTCAACTTCACATCAGACGTAACCGGTGATCAGGAGGCACTCGATATCCCATTTGGGATTGGGTTTTTTTACCCTTCCGAATGATTATAGTATCCAACTACATTCTCAGATTTGGGAAATGGTTAACTATGGTAACGGATTTACTTGGTCAGAAGTTTACTTCATGCCAATCCATTGGAGGAATTTCTATTTCAAGAAGTTATTAGAAGCTAAGAAAAAAGAAAAAGAAGAACATGACAAGGCCTCCAAGAAAAAAGGAGGACGAGGTCCAAATGTAAATGTGAG